GTCACCCCTTTCCAGGGGGTGGTCATTGTTGGTGGAGAATCTTAGGGGAATTAACCCCTAGGGACGAAGGGAGCTCTGGTGCTTGTTGGGTACGGTTAGAAAGAGGTCGATCCCGTTCTACGGGTCGACTTATCGCTACCGTACGGAGTTGGCGGGTTCTCCCCCACCTCCGTGGTCCACCAAGAATCTTCTCGATTCTGGAGATTGGACCGCCTTTCAAGGGACTCAGGTGACTGAGTCCGAAAATCATGGGCACTGGCGGACTACGTGGCGCGAAGATGCGCCGCGTGTGTTCGTCGAGGTGCCTGATCGTGGAGGCGACTTCACTACCACAAAGAGATTTGTCCAATCACCGGTAATCCCGGTGAATCAGACAGTCTCCTCGGGGTGGTATGTCAACACAAATTTCCAGACGATTCGCAGCACCTATCAAGGTGCTATTCGACCGTCTGGGATTGGCGGCAATGGTTTCACGTTTCCTCCCTCGGCTGCGAGTAGTGATACTCAACTGTCGAGGATAGGGACGGAGGCCATAGCCAATTGTGCTCCAACGAATTCTGTCGCGAACCTTGCGACCGCACTTGCGGAACTCTACCATGACGGGATCCCGAAACTAATGGGGTCTCAGTTATGGCGGAATAGAACCCGTTCCCTTAAGGCTTTGTCAGCCGATACAGGGGACGAGTATCTTAACGCTGAGTTCGGTTGGAATCCACTCGTTAAAGACATCCTGGATGTTACTCAGGGTGTCCTTGAGGTCGATAGACTAGTCAATCAGTACTATCGAGACTCTGGGCGGATTGTTCGACGACGTCATGTTTTTCCACCTGTCATCACAGAGGTTAACCAAGATGTCTTTTCGGGAGTAAACGTCGCCTTAGTTGGCGGCGCCCCGTTGGACGCGTTGGCCTCGGTGAGGAACCAAGGAACAGTTGTCAGGAATCGCGTAACAACGATTCAGCGCTGGTTTTCCGGTGCCTTTACTTACTGTATCCCCGAGACTTTGGGGACGCAGCTGTTAGGGCACAAGGCGACTGCGCTTAAACTTATGGGGGTGGAACTAACCCCCGAAGTTCTCTGGGAACTGACTCCTTGGAGCTGGGCTGTTGACTGGTTTAGTAACTTGGGTTCGCTAATCACGAATCTAACGTCGCTAGCCTTCGATGGTCTCGTAGTGAGATACGGGTATGTCATGGAGCATTCGATTGTCCGTGACACCTATATCCACATTGGGCCTACCGGGTTGAAGGACCCGAGCGCCTTCTGTGAACCGTACGTCTTCGTCACTGAGACGAAGCTCCGGCGGCGAGCTACACCCTTTGGTTTCGGCTTGGACCTGTCGTTTCTGACAAATCGGCAGAGAGCCATCATGGCGGCTTTGGGACTTTCCCGAATCCGCTAATGGGTGTGTGTACTGTTCCATTTCGTCAACAGGGGCCCGTAAGGGCCCTAGGAGTGATGCCTATGGCGTTTACCGATCCACTATCCGTCACGATTAATGCCGTGACCACGCCCTTGCCGAAGACTTATTCGGCAGGAAACGAGTCACGGTATACATCCGCTGACGGGCTTATCAGCATTTCCGCCAACCATACCCTCGTGAAACAGGGTCGGGAGCGGCACTTGCTGAGGATCGATCATTCGAAGCTTACTGCTAACCCGTTTGACACGTCGAAGAATACGAAGGTGAACATGGCATACTATGTCGTGTTCGACCTTCCTCCGGCGGGTTACACGGATGCGGAAGCTATGCAGGTGTATCAGGGCTTCAAAACCCTCACATCTGCTACTTCGGATGCGCTCGTCACCAAGCTCCTTGGTGGCGAGTCGTAGTGAGGATGCCAGCAGCGACAGTTTAGATTCCGATAGTGACACTCGGGCTTCACAGCCTGTAGGTCATGAAGGTGTCTTACGTCGTCGCTGGCCTCGTCGTGATGACGTGGCCTTCGATGAACTGAGGATTGAGATAAGGGTGTCCTACCGGACGCTCCTCGTCATATTTTCTCTATTCGTCGGGGTTCAACGCGTTATCGATGCGTTGGGTGGCATCCATCTTCCTCTATAACCTCCGGTGAGTTCCGGAGGATTGGGAGAAAGTGTCTTCAGCGCATAGGCGGACCACCTCCTAAGGTGGCCCCTCAGTGATACCACTCCGTGAGGAGTGTTGTGAGCGCCATCAGGCTAGGCATCCGGTTACCTCCTACGAAAGGAGGGCTGGTGAAAAGGCTGATGTCACTCTGGTCCCGAATCGCGGCAGATGCCGCGGTTCAGTGTAGCACTAGCGCCATCCGAGACATTAATACCGCCTCGGAGCGGTTCGAACATGAGGGGTTGTCGTTTTTAACGATTACCCTACCTGATTTCGGAAAATCCATTCAAAACTGGATTGACTGTGGTCAGGTCGGTATCCACACCTCGTTCCGTAAGGAGCGTGGTGGAAGGCTCCCCGCCTTTATGGGGGGTTTCTTCTGCCGTGTGTTCGACCGGAATAGTGGTGCGTTGCTCGATGAGCCTTGCGACGCCTCCATCCGTGCCTTACGCCAGCTAACGCTGGGGTTTGGTAAGATGGAGCTGCCCTGCAGTGATGCGAGGCAGCTTAAGGCGTTACGGGGCTATATCGAGTGTGAGCAGGAAGTACGAAAGTGCGACAGTAAGCTTTCACGCAGGGACTTGGTGGAGTTTACGCAAATGTCGAACTTGCTTTTTAGGGACGTGTTTACAGCGATGGACGGAGACGTTTACCGCCAACGCATTGTCCCAAAGCATGGACCAGGATCAACAGCTGATGGACTTTCCGGTAACGGAAAGTTCCGTCAAACTGTCTGGACCAATCGTCTCGAACCGGTATTCCCTGCCGGCGAGAGTCTTCTACCAAACTGGGGCTATTATGACCAGTTAGGTGAAGTGGACTTCCTCGAACCCGGTTCCGAAGTGCCCGCTAAGGTCACTTTGGTTCCTAAAACGATGAAGACTCCTCGAGTTATAGCGATGGAACCCACCTGCATACAGTATATGCAGCAAGGGGTTCTACGTTGTTTTCTCGAGCACTTTGGAAGAGATAGACTCCTTCCTCAGTTTATCGGATTTGACGACCAAGTCCCTAATCAGGACCTAGCGCGACAAGGTTCGCTTGATCAGCGAACCGCAACACTCGATCTGAGTGATGCTTCCGATAGGGTCTCCAATCAGCTTGTTCGTGCTATGTTACGTCCGTGGCCTAGTTTGTTTCAGGCCGTGGATGCGACACGCACACGCAAGGCTGTCTTACCTGACGGGACAGTAATTCGTCTCGCCAAGTATGCGTCTATGGGTTCAGCGCTCTGTTTCCCGATGGAGGCGATGGTTTTCACAACATTGATCTTCTTAGGGATCCAGAGGTCGCTCAACGTATCACTTTGCCGGCGTGACCTGGAAGGGTACGTCGGATCGGTGCGCGTCTACGGGGATGATCTAATTGTTCCCGTCGATCATGTGCAATCCGTGATACAGACGCTTGAGCATTTTGGTGCTCGAGTTGGTCTGGACAAGTCTTTCTGGACCGGAAGGTTCCGAGAGTCTTGTGGTCGGGAGTACTTTAATGGACTGGACGTATCAATAGTCCGCGTCCGGCAAGGTTTTCCGACATCACGGCGTGACGTGACCGAAGTAGAATCGATTGTGTCTCTCCGGAATCAACTCTACACGAGTGGTTACTGGGGAACTTGTCGATGGTTGGATGATATCATCCGGGGGGTGTTAATTCACTTCCCTGTGGTGTCTCCTTCCTCTTCGGTGTTGGGCAGGGTGTCTTTTCTCGGTTACCAAACCGAGAGGCTGCACCCAAGCCTGCATAGTCCTCTTGTCCGAGGCTATGTTTCGCAGGCCAAACCCCCCAAGGATCCCTTGGAGGGGGCTGGTGCCCTACTCAAGTGTTTGCTCAAGTTGGACACGAACGATTGGTTAAGGGGTGAAGTCCCCTGTCGTTCATCCGACACACTAGACGATGCTGACCCTATGGGGTCAGTTCGTTTGGGCTTCCGGAGGGAAAAACCTCCTCAAGCAAAAGAGCAGCACCTGGAACGTTACGGACGTCCCAAGTCGTCTACACTAAAACTTGGGTGGAGATCACCCTTTTAGAAGAGTGGTCGGGCCAGCACTGCTGACCTGAGGGAGAGTCTGAAGCTCCGTGCTTGGCGGTTAATTGCCGCTCGCACGGTTCTGGC